CCATCAGAGAAAGATCCCTGACCGAAAGGATACACTAAGAATACAGCAAATGCTGCTGACACTGGTGCAGAATATGCTACACAGATCCAAGGTCTCATACCTAAACGGTATGATAGTTCCCACTGTCTGCCCATGTAAGCAGAAATTCCAATAAGGAAGTGGAAGATAACCAACTGATAAGGACCACCATTATACAACCACTCATCGAGTGATGCTGCTTCCCATATAGGGTAGAAGTGTAATCCAATTGCGTTGGAAGAAGGTACAACAGCACCAGAGATGATGTTGTTACCATACATGAATGAACCTGCTACAGGTTCTCTGATTCCGTCGATATCGACAGGAGGTGCTGCAATGAATGCTATGATAAAGCATGTAGTAGCAGCTAATAGACATGGGATCATCAAGACACCAAACCAACCAACATAGATACGGTTGTTTGTGCTTGTAACCCAGTCACAGAACTCGGACCATCCAGTAAGGAGACCCTGTTCTCTTTTTTGAAGAGTTGTCATGAGGACAATAAGTTTTATAGGGCTCAAAGGGTAAGAGCGATATAATATTTCCACCAATCCCTTCACTGGTGGATATGAAGACATTATAACCCCTTGGTCTTGGTTAGGGGGATGAAAACGATGAGCAAATGCTCACCGAGGTTATTTATTATAACAAAACTTCACAATTCTGTCAAGGGTAACTGTGGATCCAATACGTTCGCATCTATCCATCCAGTATGATCAAACCTTTTGTATAATTTAGGATGTAGTTTTGTAATAGGTCTTACATATTCTATAAGTTCATCACCTTTCTTTTGAATCTCTTCTAAAGTAAGTCCTGCAAAACTACCTGCTTGAGGATGAATCTTTCTTCTATATCTTTTACCTACACTACCAAATAACACACCCACACTACCAGGTGTTCTTGAGTTTTCACCTAACCAACCATCCTCTAACACATGATACTTCAATCCTGTCAACTGTCTAGCCAGATCAAAAGATAATTGATCTCTATTCGGTCCTATCAAAGAATACTCCCACCACATATCATGGAAGTCAAATAGATCCTCAGTTATCACCCTCCAAAAACTACCAAGCACAGGACTATCATACAATCTAAAATTATATCCCTTCTCTTTCATAAGTTTTATCATAGTAACTTGATCTTCCCAAGTATTCATATTACCAAGATACCCTTCTAATATTTCATCATAGAAAGTAAACCTTTTTGTATGTCTTAATATAGTAAAAGGATACGAATTCAATAGATTTTTTGTTGACTCTGCATATTGCTTAGTCATAATATAACAACCATCTATCCATGCTACCTTTGATCCAACTGGAAATAACTTATGTGGATTTATCTTAGGGTATGCAGATAGTCTTCTTGGACACTCATGCTTTATAGGTATATCTCTAAACTCCCAAGGTTCTTTATGTTCTATACTACCATCAGTAAAGCAAACATATTTTATATCAGGATCATAGTAATGTTCATTAGGAATCTCATCATATCCATTCGTAATACATGTGTATATTGTGATCATTGTTTTGCCTCTATCAATTCCTTAATGTTTCTTCTATCCTTCCAATGATTATTATAAAATAACCTTGTCATACCTGTCAATAACGATACGTCTTTGATCATCGAATCTATTCTTTTCCATTGATCTAGATCGCCATTCTTCGGATGCTTTTTTATTCTTCCTATATTACCTCTCTTTGTCTCACCCTTACGATGATCTAATGAAGTAAGATTTGTACCTAGATTACTTATATCCTCTATCTCTTTCCAACCAATGTCATTAAAATATTTTGAAACTACAAATGCTATTTGATCACACCTTGTAGAAATTTGTGACAAGTCCCACCACATTTCATTGAATTTTATTGCATCCTTTGTTACTGTATTCCAAAATGTTGCACACATAGGATTTACATATTCTTTAAAATTGTATCCCAATTCCTTTACAGTTCTAGTGATGTTCATTATATCTTCTTGACTATTGAAAGCAGCAATAAAACTTTCTGTTATCTCCTCATAATATGTAAACTTCATCGGATGTATAATATGGGCTCTTGTATATTGCTCAAAGATTTTCTTACAATACTCAACATATTCTTTTGTAATAACATAACATCCATCTATCCATACAACCTGAGATCCTTCTGGGAAAAGTTTATGCTGCATAATTTTTGGATACAATGAGTGCCTCAGTGGACACTCATGCTTTATAGGTATATCTCTAAACTCCCATGAACCTTTATGCTCAACTGTACCATCTGTAAAACAAACGTACTGTACATCAGGATCATAATAATGTTCATCTGGTATGCAGTCATAACCATTTGTGATGCATGTGTATATTATCATATGCCACTCAGTATTTTTAAAGCATGATGATTCTTAGGCCAATACTTACCTCTATCACCCAATATCAATTGACCAGTCTTTGTAAATTCTGCAGCACGATATCTAAACCTTTTATTGAGACCTGTTATACTGCATAATTTATTTACAAATTCATCTGGATCTTTCTTATCGCAATACTTGTAATCACCCATACGATTTTTCCACCAAACACCATCTGGTTCAGCATCAGTAAAGTTATTCAACAAATCTCTTGCTGGTTCATAATCAAATTTTATTTTACTAAGTTGCAATGCCACAGAGAAAGCCAATTGATCTCTTATACCACCTTTATTATACCAATCCCACCACAATTTATCCATTGGAGTTGATTCTTTTCTCCATAGTATAGTACATAAAGGAGAAAAGAATTTAGAAAAATCAAATCCAGATTCTTTTATCTGTTCAGTAAAACTAATAAGAGTCTCTTCATCAACCCATCCTCTTGAAACATACTCTGCACACTCCTCAAGATAACTATACTTATGAGGGTGTTGCATAACAAAAAATTTATTCTCATTCAATATAGATTCACTCAACTCAATGAAACTATCATTAAGTAAATGTAATTTAGATGCATCAACATACACACTGTCCTGTTGGAATGGACATAATATCTTGGCGTATCTAGAAGTTCTTACTGGATCACCTAAGTCAGGAAGTAACCCACCTGTCCATGGTTTTGGTGGATTTGATATACCAAAACAAATATACAATGGACCTACTGGCATCTTAGTAGGAAGTTCTACATAATCATTTGTTATACAGGTGTAGATAATCATACTACTGCTTTCAGAATCTTACGTGCGTTACGTATAAATTGTTCTTCATTATCATTAGTAGTAAATTCATATGATTCCTCATAAGGTTTTACTCTAGTTGACTTCCACAGTTCTACTTGCAATGGAACCCTCGGAAGAAGTTTATTATAAACCAAGTACTCAGCAATAGCACTTGTTATCTGACAACCATGATACAATTCATAATCAACATACCACTTCCAATATTGTATATTCCATTCAGTAACCTTATCAGAACAGTTTCTCCACAAACAACAGTTTATTGTATGATCAAAGAAGGATGGTTTGAATCCCGTCTTAGCAAGATCCTCACAGAACTTATATAATCTTTCCTCTGGTACAAATCCACAACGATATAATTTTAATACTTCCTGTAAGAGAGTTCTCTTATCAGGATGATGCATCAATGTTATCTCATTCGTTTCTAAAAATTCTTTTGAGTTCTTTACAAACTCTTCTGTCATAGTATAACAACCATCTATCCATACATGTGGTTCATCAAACCAAAGATGTGAAAGACATCTAGTATGATATGCATTCAATACAGGACTCTTATACTTACAATCTAATTTTCTAAATTCCCATGGTCCTTTCTGTTCTATGGGTTTATCATAGAACATCACATACTTAACATCCCCATCATAATAATGATCGGGGATGTTATCGTAAGCATTTATATTAGTAGTAAATATTATCAATATTGAGACGGATTCAGTGCATCTTGTGGTTGAAGTTGTCCAGTTGCTTCACCTATCAATCTATTAGTAACCTGACCTGGTTCACGTAAGAACCAACCAGTTGCTATGTACTTAGACTGATCACCTGTCAAGAACGCTCCTCTATGCATATGAGTATAACATGCTGGCCAAAGAACTAACGTACCTTTAGTTGGTTGAAAACTCTGCTTCTGATGAAAGAAATCAGTTCCTCCACCATTCTCATAAGGAACATCATTTAGATATATCATCCACGTAAGAACTCTATCTCGATATAAGAAAGATCCATTCTCACAATGCCAAATATGATACCCACCACCAGGATCTGTTCTCTGTATCTTACATGTCCATGAAGATAATGGATCAGCAGAGTCTAAAAGACCAGTATACTTCTTAGCATAGACTTCAAATGCCTGTCCTACTGCTTGATTAACACCCATTGCAAGTGGAGGGTCAGCAACTTCAAGATAAAATTGTCTGTCCTGTCTACCCATTCCTCCCTGCTTCGGAAACTGTGTCTCACCTTCACCAAAACTTTCAAGTGTGTGATCTAAGGTTCTACCATCAGGAGCCTGAATCGTTGAAATTACTTCTGATGATTCTCCTTTATAATACTTCTTATCATACCAATCATCAAATGAAGCTATAATAGTATCACAAAACTCATACTTCACAAAATTTCTAAACACACCTATGTGTCCATAATCTTCCATCTCAGTAAACTCTGGTTGCTTCTGACCAGTAGTGCCAATGCCTACACTATCCTGCATTTTTCATTTCCTCTCGTGCTTGGTTTAGATAAACTGCTGGTGGTATTCTACCAC